CACGATCAGCGCCTCGGCGTTCTCCGGCACCGCAGCCGACGGCCGATCGCTGGCCGGTCTGCTGTACACGCCGGTGCTCAAGACGAAGATGGCGATCGGCGCCGGCCTTCCGGTGCGCGAAGCCCTCACCTCTGGCGCCACCGAGTTGTCCATGCTGGTCGGTACCGAGGTCGCCGATGCGGGCCGGGAAGCCGCCGGCGCGGCGATGACCGCGACCCGATCTGTCCACGGCTACGTTCGCATGGTCTCCGGCGCGGCATGCTCACGCTGCATCATCCTCGCGGGCAAGCACTACCGGTGGAACGCCAACTTCCAGCGTCACCCGCACTGCGGATGTACGGCCATCCCGACCGCCGAGAACGTCGCAGGCCACCTGACGACCGATCCGCACGCGTTCTTCGACCACCTGACGCCCGCGCAGCAGGACGCCCGCTTCGGCAAGGCCGATGCGCAGGCGATCCGTGACGGCGCGGACATGAATCAGGTCGTGAACGCCCGTCGCGGGCTGTACCAGACGAAGGTCTTCGGCCAGGACGTCCAGGCCACCACCGAGGGCATGACGCGCCGCGGTGTGGCCGGCCAGCGCCTGGCCGGGTCCACCAAGGGCCTGCGTCTGACCGTCGGCCAGATCTACGCCGACGCCGCCGGGGACCGCGACCTGACCATCAGTCTCCTTCGCCGCTACGGCTACCTGGTCTGACCTCAGATTTCCGACCGCGCAAGGCGCTCGGACGACCCCGCAACGGAGTCACCATGAACACCCGCACCCTGCCGGACTGGCGCTTCCTGCTCGACCGGCACGACGACCCGCAGCCCGACCCGGTACCGGAGCCGGACCCCGCCGCCGACCCGACACCCGACCCCGAGGACAAGCCCCTCGGCCCGGCCGGCGAGAAGGCGCTGAACGCCATGAAGGAACGCGCCCGCGCCGCCGAAGCTGCTCGCAAGGCGGCCGAGGACAAGGTCCGCGAGTTCGAGGACCGCGACAAGTCCGAGCTGGAGAAGGCACAGGCTCTCGCCGCAAGGGCGACCGCCGAGGCCGAGAAGGCGCGGACCGAGCTGGCCCGGACCCGCATCCTCGCCGAGCACAAGCTGTCTGAGGCCGACGCGGAGTTCCTGCCGTCCGGCACCGAGGACGAGATGCGCGCGGCCGCCGCCCGGCTGGCCGACCGCATCGCCGCCGCCGCGCCGGCGCCCAAGAACGGACCGCGCCCCGACCCGGGACAGGGATCAGGCCGCCCGGTTACCCCAACCGACTACCGCACCGCACCCAAGGGCGACGTACAGGCCTACCTGCGCGAGCACGGCGTCCGCTCCTACAAGTGATCAGCATCCATGCGCAGCTCGGCGACGGGCTGACGCGCATCGAGGTGACGGGTCACGAGGAGCACGCCGAGGACGGACGCGTGTGCGCCGCCATCTCGGCGATCGCACAGACCGCACTGCTTGGCCTGGCCGCGGTCGCCGAGCAACACCCCGACCTCGTCACCATCGACATCCAAGAGGACTGACCATGAAGACCCTGAGCCGGTTCCGGTTCGACCTGGGGCGCCACGACCTGCGTGGTGTCCTGCCCGCCGCCCTCCAGCCGATCATGCAGAACGGCATCCTGGACCGGATCTTCCGGGACGCCCTGCTGCCGCAGTTCCTGTTCCCGGCGACCGCGACCGTGGAGCCGATCGCCCAGGGCATCGGCGCCACCGTGACGTTCACCCGCGACGGCCTGCTGGCCGTGGCGACCACGCCGACCACCGGATCGGACCCGTCCCCGCAGACTCTGAGCTACGAGCAGTGGTCGCTGTCCATGGAGCAGTACAGCAACACCATGGACACCAACCGGCTGACCGCCCGGGCGACGCTGGCGGACACCTTCGTCCGCAATGTCCAGAAGCTGGGCATCAACGCCGGCCAGACGCTGAACCAGCTGGCGCGGAACAAGCTCTACGCGTCCTACGGCGGCGGCAACACCTGGGTGGTCACCCCCCAGGGGTCGGCCTCGACGACCTGCGTGGTGAACAACGCCGCCGGTTTCGACACGGTCCTGGTCAACGGCGTCCCCACCGCAGTCTCGGCGGGCAACCCGCTGAACATCACCCTGGCCGGTGTCGCCAACACCGTCGTGGGATGCAACCTCGGCACCAACACGCTGACTCTGGGGACCGCCAAGATCCAGGCTGTCGGCGACACTGCGACCTCGTCCAGCGCGCCGTACTCGCTGCGCGCCGGGTCCCGGGCCTCCCGCTACAACCTGACCGGCTCGGACGTGATGACCGCAGCCCTGGTCCGCTCGACCGTCCAGCGGCTGCGCACCATGAACGTCCCGACCATCGGCGGCAACTACGTGTGCCACATGGACCCGACGACCGAGGCCGAGCTGTTCGCGGACTCGGACTTCAAGCAGGCCTATCAGGGCCGCGGTGACTCGACCGTCTTCGGCGACATGTCCCTCGGCGTCTTCCTCGGCGTGGACTGGGTCCGGAACAACGAGACCCCGGTCACGACCGACGGCGGCTCCAGCGCCAACCTGACCGTGCACCGCCCGATCTTCATGGGCGGCGACGCCCTGATGGCCGGTCCGTTCGAGGGCATCTCCGACCTGCTCGCCGACACCGGCGTGGAAGAGGTGCCGATGATCTCGATGATCGGCCCGGCCAACGGCGTCGAAGTCGCGATGATCATCCGCCCCCCGCAGGACCGGCTCCAGCAGATCGTCAGCGCGACGTGGTCCTGGGTCGGAGACTTCGCGGTCCCGTCCGACATCACCACCGGCGACGCGTCCCGCTTCAAGCGCGCCGTCGTCGTCGAGCACGTCTAGGAGGTCGCCACCATGCGCGTCTACGTCGAGCACGACATGACCGTGAACCACAACACCAATGTGGTCACGCTGAAGGCCGGGGAGATCGTCGAGGGGCCGCTCGCGGTCTACCTCGTCGAATCCAACTGTGACGTCACCATCGAGTCCGACGACCGCCCGGCCCCGCCGGTCGAGGCGACCCCGGTCGAGACCGGGACCGGATCCGGCGAGCAGTCGCACACGCCCGGGAGCGGCGAGCAGCCGGCGCCCGACCCGGCCCAGAGCGCCGAGACCGCCCCCGAGGTGGCCCCGCCCGCCGAGCCCGGCGCGGCCGAGTAGCCGATGGCTGCCGAGCTGGTCACCGCAGCCGAGCTGTCGGCCTGGGTTGGGGCCACGATCCCGACACCGCAGGCCGACCTGTTCATCGCCGCGGCGACCGCGCTGGTCGTAGCCGAGGTCGGCCAGACACTCACGCAGGTCACCAACGACACCATCACGCTTGACGGGACCTCGTCGGAGTGGCTGGCGCTGCCTCAGCGCCCGGTCACGGCCGTGCATTCGGTGACGATGCAGGACGCCAACCTGGCGCCGGTCACGCTGGACACCTCGCAGTACTCGGTGCGAGGCAACCGGTTGTGGCGTCCGTGGGGCTGGCAGTTCTCTGCGGTGTTCCTGCCGCCGGTGCGGATGCTCGGCTACCAGTACATGACCTACCCGCCGCCGTCGCAGGTGAGCATCGTCTGCGACCACGGGTACCCGGCGGGCGATCCCGGCCTGGAGCTGGCCCGCATGGCGGTGTTCACGCTCGGCGCGTCCGTGTTCGCCAACCCGTCCGGGTCCCGGTCGGTGACGGTGGACGACTACTCGGAGAGCTTCGCCGACGCCTATGCCGGGATGCAGCTCCCCCCGGGCACCCGCGCGGCCCTGCGTCGCCGCTACGGGCATTCCGTCGGGTCGGTGAGACCACAGTGACCATCGCCTCCATAGTGGCCCGCGGTCGCGCTCGGCACCTGAAGCTGATGCTTGACACGGTGTCGATCGTTCGCCCCGGGGTCGCGCCCTTCAGCGATACCACCGGTAACTACACGCCGACCTCGACCCCTATCTACACCGGCCCGGTGCGGATGGTGGCCTGGCGCGGCAACGAGGAGCACGCCGCCGAGGCTGAGGTCGCGGTCATCCGCTACCGGCTGGCGCTGCCTGCCGATGGCACGCTGCCCGCACTCCAGCGGCGCGACGTCGCGACGGTGACCGCGAGTCTCGATACCGCGCTCGTCGGCGCCGTCCTGGTGCTGACCGAGCCCGAGCTGGCCACCACCTCCTCGGCGCTGCGCTGGGTCGCGGAGATCGTGGCGTGAGTAACGAGATGTCCGCGGCCACGGAAGCGCTGGCCGCCGATCTGGCGATCGCTGGGGCGCGCATGACCGTCGCCGCTACGGCGCTGATCACCAAGGGCGCGCTGAACATCAAAAACGACTGGCGCACCTCGGCGTCCGGGCTGAAGCACGCCCCCGCCTACCCCGCATCGATCACGTTCGACGTCATCAAGACGCCGGCGATGATCTCAGCTGAAATCGGGCCGGACAAGCAGAAGCGTCAGGGCGCCCTCGGCAACCTGATCGAGTACGGCTCCGTCCATAACCCGCCGCACCTGGACGGCGCCCGCGCACTGGCCTCCGAACAGCCCAGGTTCTACGCCGCGGCCGAGGACGTCGCCGGGAAATCGGTGCTCGGATGACCGCCCCGGCGCCATCTGAGCCGCACGTCACTGCGGTCGTCCTCGCGGCCGACGCGGCCCTTCAGGCGCTGCCGACCGCGCGGCATGCCTACAACGGGACGCGCCCGGATACCGACACCGTCTGTGCCGTCATCTACGGCAGCCCCGGGCAGTCCTCCGGGTCGCTCGGCGACCGCTTCGCCGACCTTCAGATCGATTTCCAGGTGACGGCCGTCGGCAAGGGCCCGGAGCAGGCGCTGTATATCGCCGACGCGTGCAAGGCCGCGCTTCTGGCTACACCACCACCCGCCGTGGCGGGCCGTTCCGTCTGGCCGCTGTGGCAGACCGCCGCACAGCCGGTTCAGCGCGACGACACCGTCCAGCCCGCGCTGTGGATCGCTACTGCCCAGTACGTGATCAAGTCCACCCCCGCATAGGAGAGATCCATGGCCCTAATCGCGCTTCAGTCGATCACGTCGGCCGGGCTGACGGCGACGACCGTCGCAGCCACCGGCGGCGGCGACACCATCCAGCCCACATCCGCCGCCGACGACCGCTGCACTCTGTACGTCAACAACGGCGGCGGCTCCCCGATCACGGTGACCGTCGCCGACCCCGGCAAGACGCCGGCGGGCAACGCCGGGACCGCGCCGGCCGTCTCGGTCGCCGCTGGCACCGCGATGTACATCCCGATCCCGACCGGTGCGATCAACCCGGCGACCGGGCTGGCCTCCATCACCTACAGCGGCGTCACCACGGTGACCGTCGCGGCGCTGCGGCGGTAGTCGCGATGACCGTGTTCTGGACCCGAGCCCGCCACGCCGAGCTCGGGGACACCGTGCTGCCCACCGAGGCCGTCGAGTCCTACCCGGGCTGGGAGGCCGTCGGCGAGCCCACCGCCGAGGCCGACGCGCTGCATGCGGCCATCGAACGCGAACGCGCCGTCGCCGCCGCTGAGGCCGAGGCCGCACAGCAGTCCGCGCCCCCCGCACCTTCCACGCCGCCGGCCACCGTGCCGAAGAGCGGCACCGCCACCCCCGAGACCTCCGCGCCGGCCGGCGCCGACCCGAAGGAGTAGGTCATGTCCGACCTCTACCTCGATGGCAACATCAAGGTCACTTTCTGCACTGCGATCGCCAACATCAACGCCCCGACCACCACCGAGCTGAACGCGGGCGCCTCGCTGGAGACGCTGATCACGCCCACCGGGCTCCAGATCAAGCCGACGACGGCCAGCGTCGACACCAGCAGCCTCGCCTCCACCTTCACTACGCAGGGTGTCGGGCGCCGGTCCTTCGCCATCACGGTGGAGATGAAGCGCCAGACCCCGACGGACACCGCGTTCAACCTGTTCCCCTACAAGACGTCCGGGTACCTGGTCGTCCGCCGTAACCTCGCCTCGACCGCGGCGTGGGCCTCCACGCAGCCGGTGGAGGTCTATCCGGTTACCGTCGGCGAGGCCGAGCTGGCGCCGCCGGTGGCGAACGAGATCCAGAAGTTCATCTCGTCAATGATGGTCACCTCCGACCCGGCGACCCGCGCGGCCGTCGCGTGAGCACCGCAAAGAAGGCGGCCACGCCGCGCGGTATCGAGGACGTCCTGGCTCTGGCCCGGCCGCGCCAGACCGAGGTGCGGCTGTGCCTGGCCGGTGACCTGGCGGCGAAGGCCGACGACCTCGCCGAGCAGATCGAGGCCGCGTCGGCTCGCCACAGCCCGTCGTCCCTGGCGGACGTCGACCCGCGTACCGCCCTGACGGCCGAGCTGGACGAGGTCCACGCGGCCATGCGCCCGTCCGAGGTGGTCTTCCGGTTCCAGGCCCAGGGCCGCACCGCCTACTCGGACCTGCTGGCCGCGCACCCGCCGCGTCCCGGCGTGGCCGATGACGGCTCCTGGAACAACGACACCTATCCGCACGCCCTCATCGCCGCCTGCTGCATCGAGCCTGTGATGACCGTCGAGCAGGTGGGCGAGCTGTCCGAGGTGCTGAACCACCGGCAGCGCAACGAGTTGTTCTCTGCCGCATGGGGCGCTCAGGTCGGTGAGACCCGCGTCCCTTCCTCGCGCGTCGCCTCCACGAATCGGTAGAGCTGCGGCGCGAGATCCAAGCCGCCCGTGCCTGGTCGGTGCCTCGCAGCGTGTTCCTGGGGCGGGTCCCGGCCGTCGGCGAGCCGCTGTGGACTGACGACGACCGGGACTGGGCGATGGCCCTGCTGGCCTACGAGGCCGAGCTGTGCGAGTGCGGGCAGCCGCGTAGCGAGTCGATGAACCCCGACAGCGAAGGCGCTTATGTCGCCGAGCCGCTGGCCTGCCACGCCTGCCGGGCCATTGCTCGCAGCGGCGAGCCGTTCGCCGAGAGCCCCAGGGCTTCGCAGGGCCTTTTTATCAGCGTGACCAAGAGGACGAGGAGGGCTCATGGCTGATCGCACGGTCGTTGCCAGGCTCGTCCTGGATGTCGCCGGCTACACCCCGGCCGCGCTGGAGGCGTCGAAGTCGACGTCTGCTCTGGCGGCCGCGCAGAAGGAGACGGCTGACGCGGCCAAGGCGGCCGGTCTGGCCCAGCGCGAGGCGGGGATGGCCGCGAAGGAGGCCGCGGCTACCTCCTCGGCGTCTGCGCAGGCGATGAAGGCCGCGATGACGGAGGCGGCGAGCGCGGCGAAGGCCGCGTCGGCTGCCCAGGTGGATGCCGCGACGGCTTCCACCGATGCCGAGCGCGTCCAGGCCGAGGCGATTGCCAAGGTCGCGGCCGAGCGCGTGACGGCGGCGACGCAGGCTTTGGACGCCGCGAAGGTTCAGGCCGAAGCCGATGCCCGGGTCGCCGCGACGGCCAAGGCCGGGGCCGCCGAGGCAGCCAAGTACGCGACCGCGCAGCGGGACGTCGCGGCGGCCGCGAAGGAGTCCGCGGCGGCCGAGTCCAAAGCGGCCACGGAATCCGCGGCGGCCTCGAAGGAGCGTACCGACGCATACAAGTCCTCCGGTGTCGCTATGGGCACCATGGCCCTGGTCACCGGCGCCGCGATCGGCCTGATGGTCAAGGACGCCGGAAACTTCGAGTCCTCGACCCAGCACCTGGTCACCGATGCCGGGGAGTCCCAGGCGAACCTTGCGATGGTGCAGGCCGGGATCTTGAAGACAGCCACGGCCACCGGCACCGGCGCCACGCAGCTGGTCGATGCGATGTACCACATCGAGTCCGCCGGTTTCCACGGCAAGGCGGGCCTGGACATGCTGAATGTCGCCGCTGAGGGCGCGAAGGTGGGCGCGGCAGATCTGGGCACGGTCGCCAAGACGCTGACCGGCACGATGAACAGCTACTCGGATTCCGGCTACACCTCCGTGCAGATGATGAACATGCTGATCGCCACGGTCGGCGCCGGCGACATGAAGATGAACGATCTGGCCGGCTCGCTGGGCAACGTCGCGCCGAAGGCTGCCTCCGCTGGCATCAAGTTCT